GGAACATTAACCCCTTCATCCCATGTAGTGGAGCCAGAGTCCCAAATTGTTGTCGCAGAGTCCCAAGTAGTAGCAGAAACAGATTCAACCAAAGAATAACCAGTACCTACAGTGTTAGTTTGTTGTTTTTTAAGTTGGAATGAAAAAATTTTATCTAAAGCGCCTATATAGGCAACTTTGTCATCAAACGCTGTTCCACTGAATGCATCTGCGTCACTTCTTTCTACAACAGATTCTATGGTAGAAGTTAAGCCTCTAATTGGCTTGGTTGTATCTGAAGTAAAGTCAGCTTTTTGGGCACGACCTGCTTTTCTTTTAAGGCCAAATTCATTGTATTGGATGTTATTGACCTCTGCCCACATAGGAACAGTGCGATCAAAAACATCTGGGTAGACACCAGTTCTAAGAAGATCAGAAAGGTCTAATTTAAAACCATTACTTTTGTCAGTTTCAAATGCCATTAGACTGTTCGTTTCCAGAGATTAGTAACAATATAGGGTTGTATTATATCGTGTGCTGTTACTGTGCCGCCTGTTAAGGCTCTAGTGGCGGATGTAAATGTGTTTTGTCTCATTTCAAATTGATCGGTATAAAGCAATTTGTTGCCAGACTCATTAAAGGTTGAATCTTCATGAGAGTTTTCAGCACTAACCATTTTGATAAAGTTGCGATGTGCGTTGCCAGCGGTTTGAGTTTTGTTCCACCTATGGTTATGATTCATCTCTTCTTCTGAAAGAGCATGCTTGTATTCACCGCCAGTATCTTCTGTACTTGCAAAAGCCTGTGTTCTTGTACCATCATTACCAGTGCCTGTTCCTACTAGAACTCGACCTGCACCATAAGCAGTCCAAGTACCAAAAGTAACACCTGTAAAAAAGTAATCTGCTGAACCTGGATCACCATCTTTTACAGTTGTCAAGATATGACCTATTGGGTACATAGCGCCTAACATTAGTTTTACCAATGTAGGTACATCAGTACCGCTTAACAATCTAAAGTTAGTGCCATCGTAAAGTAAGTCGCCTATTTGATTAAGAGCAATTTCTCCAGCAACTAAAGCACTACCATCTGCTCTTTTTATTTTTACATTACCTGTTCCATTTAAGTTTATTGTAGGATCTGCGCCAGTGTTAGCTGCGTTAAACTTTACTGTAACTCTTACACCTGTTGCTAAAACTACCGCTGGAGAAAAAGTAGCCGTATAAGCTGTAGCTTCGCCGCCAGTAATCTGCATACCCTCTGACATTCTGTAATGTTCATTAATTTCTGCTTTAGCGAATGCAAAATTATCTCTAACACTTTGTGTTGTAGCAGAGCCTGCCGTTGGATTTGTATCAATTATTTGTGAACTCATTCTAACGGCCCTCCATATTGAGTAATACTGTCATCTTTTATTCTTCCTAGACCTAATGTTCTAGTCGATTGTCTATTTAAGTCCATAATGGCATCTTCAAACTTTTCTCGATACAAAGCTACTCGTGCATCGTCTTTTAAATACATGTATGCGTACATTAATGTACCTAAAAGAAGTGGATTGTATGTCGAAACTACTGATGTTCCTTGGTAGGCTGTGTTTACCTCTGCCGACTCATCTTTGAATTGTATTGTGAAAACATCATTTTCAGCTATTTTAGGGCCAATGTATATTTCGTTACCAGAACCAGCAAAAACCGATGCTTCTCCACCATCATTTTCTGCATATAATTTATACTCAGCAAACGTGACAGGTCTTAATCTTCTGCCCTTAGAGTCCGTTATTGATACTATTCCATCAGCCCCAAAAGAATAAAAAAACTTTTGTGCGGTTGCTTCAGCAGCGGTAATAGTTTTTACTTCTACTGTCATTTGATTTCTTGTATTAAGCTTTCTTTGCATTTCACCGCTAGCCAAAAGCGTAAAATCTCTTACTAAGGGTCTGCTAATATCTGGCCTATTGAGCCAATCTATTACAGAATTTTGTAAATCGCTAAAAGTTGATTCTATTCCCATTACAGCCTCGCTGTTGTTGTTTTCATATATGGGTAATGTGTTTCTATAAGCTTGAACACATACTTCCAGTCCACATTCCTACCAAGTATGTCTACACCATGATCATTTTTTATACGCATAACATCTGTCATAGATAAATCTAACACTTGGTGGTAATCTTTTTTTGGATCGTATTTAATCCAGTCATTTGTAGCATTACGCTTACGTTTGTTGTCTTCTAATAACTTTGTGATGTCTTGCTTGATGGTTACTTCAATACCGCCATCATTTTCGTGACACTCTTCTAGTATGCCACCATTTAAAACAGTTGATCCTACTCTGTTCATATTAGCTCCATTTTGTACGATCAGCCCAATAAGCTGCTGACATCTTACCCTTTGCTATATTCTTTGCGTGTCTTGCCTTAAATGATTTACGTTTGGCTTTATCTGCTGCACTTTCACCTTTTCTTGGTGGTTTAGTATCAGCACCTTGCTGACCAAAACGTATTGTCTTTATTTGATCTCCAGACTTAGCTACCACTATATGTGATTTAGTCGGATGATTAGGTGTGCGCTTTGGCTTGTTATAACCAGAAACGCCAGCCTTAGCCAGTCTCGAGTCTTTTTTTCTACTTACTCTTACTTTTGCCACGCCTTCCTGCCAATACTTTTTTCCAAAGATCCGCATCTGCCTTACGTGCGCCACCACTTCCTGACGCAAAAGACCTAGCCCTTGCTAAACCCCATGATGTAGGAGTTTGACCTGGCCTAGATCCAGACGAATAAAATGCACCCTGTCCTCTTTTCATCACCTGCTTGAGAATACCAACAGGCACATTGTATTTCTTTGAATAGTTTTGCAGAGTTTTATCGCTTCCCTTTGCCACTTTTAGCCCTCAACTTAGCTATTCTATTCATTTCTGCTGGTGTTAATTTACCTGATCGGTATTTTTTAGCAGTAGATTTTATTTCCTTTTCTCTTTCTGCTTTATTTTTAGCACCTTTGACATACTTCTTAGGCACACCGCCTTTTGTTTTTGCTACTTTTGCAAACTTACGCTTCATTTACCAACCTTCTTCATAGCTTTTTTATGCGCTGCTGTAAAGGTAGAACCGTTCTTCATTTCTTTACGCATGAAAGCCATGTGCTTGGCTGTATGATGCTTCTTGTGTTTAGCTAGAGTATTTTTTTGACGCTTTGTAAGCTCAGCCATTATTTCTTCCTCTTTTTAGCTTTACTTGCAATTATCTTTTTTTGCAAAAATTTCGGCAAAGTTTTTTGTTTTTTAGTAAGAGGTTTCTTTTTCATTACTTCTTACCTTTTTTTATTTTTTTCTTTTTCTTTTTCTTAACCGTCATTGCAGGACGACCGCGAGTGTTTCCGTATGTACCTTTACCCATTGGCATAATATTTTCCTCAAGTTAGGGAAAAGGGGGCAAAGCCCCCTGATCCAGTTTCGATATTAAGAAATATCGTAGTAAGCACCATTGGCAGCTTCTGATCTTGCTTCTAAACAGTAGTATGTTTCCATAAGTTGTTTTTCAGCAGAAGTAGAAGTTGACAATTCAGTAGTGTGGATTTTTTGACCACCTGCTGTTGCCATTGCCCAAGTAGACATGTCGATTAAGAAAACTGTGTTTGCTTCAACATGCTTGTTAGGAACTACGGCTAATGGGCCAAACTGAGATACATAAACAGCAACTCGACCAATAATTTCGCCTGTTGCAGCGTCTGTATTTACATCGTCAGAAACACCTTTCAAAGAACGTATTTGCTGAACTTGTGCCGCAGGAGCCATTATTTTAAGGTCACTAAAATCACCTGAGCCATTCCAAATTGAATCAAGCAAGTTATCAAACTTAGTTTGATCAATATTTGCATTGCTACCCAAAGAAGGAGCAGTAGATCCATCACCAACACCGCTGTTACCAGCGTTAGCAGAACCATCACCACCAAAAGCTTGATTAGATACAATATAAGTACCAAATGAACCGCTTACGCCAGCAGTGCCAGAAGCAGCGGCTACTTTAGTAGCAGTAGCTTGCAGCATTTGCTTTTCAACGTCCATTTGTAGTTCTTTACCACGCTTTAATAACTGGTAAGCCATTTCTTTACCAGGAACGCCAGCACGATCTAAAAACTCTGCTTTTTTGGTAACGACAGCAACTTCAGAAGCGATCTGAATTTGGTTGCCAATACGCTGACGACTGCCAGTTGTAGCAGTAGGTTGATCGCTAGAATCAGCCTCAATACGTGCGTTGTTTGTAACCGCATCACGTAAAGTGTCAGTTAACCATTCATGGTTATCGTTAGTTGCAGCAACTTGTGCGATACCAGAAGTAAACGGAGTTTGGAAAGGAGTCACGTTATAAATAACGTCACCTAAGTCTTCTCGGATGTTTTTTACACCAGCAGCATCTAAAGCTGCGGCACTTGTACCTGTGATTGTAGCCATGATAATTTACCTATTAAAAGAATCAAGAATTAAATCCACAGCCGCTTTTTTGTCAATCGAACCATCTTTGTTAATAGATCTAGCTCGTTTTTCTTTAGCAGCCGCAGCCTGTTTTTGCGCTCGACTCTTAGACGCTCCTTTTCTAATTACAGTTTTAGTAGCAGCTTTCTTTTTAGGCTCTTTAGTTTTAGAAACTTGTTTCTGTGCGCTATTAGCCATAGCAGCATCATGTAGCACTTTCAAAGCCATTGCATCATTAACACCAGCTAAAGTCTCAGGGCTACCCCCAATACTTTGCCAATACTCATTCATAACACTGACTTTTTCTTGAGCTATGGTTTCGTCTGCAAAACCTGGCTCAAGCTGTACTAACAGTTGCGCTTGCTCATTAGTATAAGTCTGTAGCTTTTCCTGTTGCTGCTGTTGATACTGAGCAGTCACATTCTTTGCTACTTCGTCAATTTCACTTTGTTTCTGTTCATAAAGAACCCTAGCTTCTAAAGCTTGTTCATAAGCTAAAGGATCTGAGTCTTTCAAAGCTACTAACTCTTGAGTTGTATGGGTTGGCCTCTGACCGTATACCATGGCTTGAGCAACCTCTAGCATTTCTGCTGCTTTTTGTAGAGATTGATCACGCTCTGACTCAAATGCTTTTCGCTCTTCAGACAATGCCTGTGTCTTGCGCGTATAATCGCCTTGCATCAATATGCCGCTTTTTATCTTGTCAATGTCATCAAGACCATTATCATTCAAGAATTGTTTGGCAGAAACTAAGTATTCATACTCCGTATCATCAAGCTCGATGTCGCTAATAGGTTCAGCTTCATCACTTTCCGATGCTTCAATGTCATCAGTTTGATCAGGCTCTTCACCCACTCCGTCAAAATTATCATTATCTTCAATGATTTCTGACTCGGTTTCGTCAACAGAATCTTGTTCAACTTGTCCTAATTCTTTAGGGTTGATCATTCCCAACACTGCTTCTAGTCCAGCAGCTTCTGTTATTGGGTCGTTACTTGAGAAGTCCGTAGGGTTGTTCTCGTTACTCATTACATTTATCCTTTAGGGTCGCTGTGCGTTATCCTAGTTAGTGATAATTTTTGGTTTCTTTTGTTGCATATCAAGGTATTGCTGAAAAGTTGGTGCATTGAACAACTCTTCAGAAAAACCGTTGACCTCTTCTAACGTAAGCTTAGTATAAGCTACGCCACGCATCCAGTTTATTAAATCATCAGATACGATATAATATTGTTTATCCTCGGAGTTTTTTTCCGAGGGTTTCTCTTTGGTTTGCATACCACTCCAAGTTCTCTCTAAGTGCCTTAACTACTTTAACCTCTCTCCAAAGTGCCTCACCCTGCTCAGGTGTTTGTACCCCAGAAAAAGCCCTGTACAAATTTTCTTCTATTTCTTGAAAAATATATTTAACAGCCTCATCTTCTATTAATCTTGCTGCTCCACATGCTACTCTATATTTTTCATCTACCTCAGATTTTTCACTTTCTAAACTAGTTACCAATCTTAACTGGTCTGTCACTTCTTGCCTCCAAATTCAATTCAGCTATCTTGAATTCATTTTCATCTTCATGCTCTTTAACTTTCAGTAAGAACTCTTGTTCTTTTATTGCAAGTTCAGCTTTTTCTATTTCAAGTTTTTCTCGCTCTAATTGAATCTGTGCTATTACTGCCTGCTCTTGTACGCTAGGCTCCTGCGGTTGAGCCTGGCCTGTAAACTCCATCGGAGGTTGCGTAAAGTATCTTCCATTTGCACTTTTATCATACAGTCTGACCATATCCTCTTGCAACTGCACAATTTGCTGTGGTGTAACAGTAATACCCATACCTCCAGCAGAAATCATAGCTTGCTGTGCTGCCATAGTTTGTTGCATGTGAAACAATTGCTCAGTTTTTGATCCATTGCCTAAACCAACTAAGACGGTTACATCATTTCTAGCCTTCCAATCTCTAGGGTCAACTTCTACAAAACGATTGTCTAATCTAAATATTTTACGATCATCTGCAAAAGCTATTTCGAGTTCGTAGATGCCCATAAAGACTTTGCGTAAAAATTCACCAAACTCTCTAGCTATTAATCTTACTCTTGCTTGACGCTTAGAAAGAACCTGACTTACTGCACCTGCGGCAGTATTACCATGTAAGATGTCAGGGCTAATAGAGTTATCGGTTGATCCTACATTCTGCTCTAACATCTGATCAGCAATACCCATCATGTTGTATGTGTGCTGACCAAAAGCAGGTTGCTGTGGGAACGAAATAGCGTTTGGATGTTTAACGATGTAAGGTGCGCCAGGTTTACTACTCATTACAGAATCAAGGTCAACTTGGCCTTCTACCACTACAGGGCGACCATTATTAAGATTGTACTGATTGTCTAGCTGGTTTCTCCACAACTGACTTTTTACTTTCTGTAAAGGTGCTGCGGCATCAGCAGGACACAAACCTGTGAGCTTATGAGGCATCCTAATAGGTGTCCATATCTCAAAAGGTATTTCATCTACCTCTTCCACATTCATTATGACGTTACCGACACGACAAACTTTTACTAACTCATCATGATCATCTTGGTTACGATCATATCGCATGTAAATTTCATGCAGGTCATATCTTGGTGTAACTGAGTTGTCATCGTCTTGATCGTAATCACC